ATTCTTTCGTTGGTATTCATCAACGTGTTACCTACTACAGAACCACCTGCAAACAGTCCAGCACCTATTAAAGAGGATGCAATCATACGTGGATTAAGACCTGCTGCACCTTCTTTTAGTTGTCCATATCTACGATCACGATCACGTTTTTGTTGTGCCAATTCACGCTTACGATTTCGTTCTATATCCCTAAGTTCACGATTTCGCATACGTATACGCATTTTAGCTTCTGCTTCTAGCTCTCTACGAATACGGCGACGACCGCGAACCTCATCTTCTATTTCAGCATTCTTTTCACGATGAGATCTGCGTAAAGCATCTAACTGGTGAGCAAGAGCTTGGTTCATACGTTGAAGAGTTATTTCACCCTTTTTGTATTGCTCTACAGCTTTACCCATAACGTCTCTAGCTTCTTGCATAGCTCCAGGACTGGCTTTACTAAATGCTCTTGCTCGATAGTTAAAGTTCTGTAAACGAAGATTACCTAAGTCTTCCCTACGTGCTGCTGCTTTAGCTTCGCGTTCAGCCGCTTTACGAGCTTTTTCTTCTTCTCTTCCTTGCGGGGTTTTAGGAGTTCTAGGTCTGCCAGATCCACCTATAGGAGCACCCGCTCCAGCGGGAGTAGGTGCTCGCATAGGTTTTTGACTTTGAGTTTGAGCTTTCTTAAGTTCACGCTCAATCTCTTTCATTTGTTGTCTAAACTTGGTCATGTTCATAGTGGGTTGCATTTTATTTGCAAACTTCTGAACACTCAACACGGCATCTTTTGCTTCCTTGAGACTGTTCTTGTCCACCTTAAACGTAACCACGTTACTAATTTTGGAGGCGTTAATTTCTAACAAAGTATGTTCCTCGTGTTGGATTAAACAAGTTTCTTAAACAAATCTGACATTTTATTTGTCTGGTTTTGATGTTTTCTCTTTATTGAAGTGTCTTTAACATACATGGCTTCAACATACTCTTCGTATGTTAAATACTCATATAGTTTTAAAAGATAATCTACACCGTAGTTATCTAATGTTTTCAGTGTTTCCGAGGTATCTTTAACGACTTTGCAAAGAATAACCTCATACCACTTCAAAGTAAGGGTTTTCGTTGCTGTGTCGATAGCATGTTCAATCGCAGGTGTTAATTTGCTGCTAAACTCGTCATCGCCTGAAGCTGTGTGAACAGTTTTCCGAAACCTCGTTTGAAAAAAGGGCCGTAGTTTACCTCCAGAACTTTAGCAGTAAGATCTAACACTAGTTCTGGGTGAGCCATAAATAATTCATCAAAATTTTCTGCAACGTTATAACCGTCTTGGGTATAAACCTCATCTAAAATTTTACGCAAAAAGACAGTTAAATTCTTTTCTTCCAAACCTGCAAAAAGTTGGATCAGTGCCATAGCAATACGTGACTCAAGGTCTTCGTCTGCGGACATTGTTGCTGTGCTATACATAGTCATAGGAACAACCAGAACACTACCTAATTCTGGAATCCTGTCAAACACTTTAGATGGACTCCACTTCATAATACGGAAAGTAACAGATCTGTTTCCATCTAACGGAATCTCAACTACTTCTTCTGGTCGAGCATATTTTTGAATTGTGTTATCTTGTTCTTGTGACATATTTTCCTCTCTAATGATAAAAAGGGCATTTCTGCCCTTTATTTATTATTGAATTGTCAGAGCAGAGATTGAGTTAAGGGTGCTCAAACCTACACCAACTTCATTACGCAGAAGGCTTGCATCTTTAAGACCAATAACCCATTGGTTCTCTGTAATCATTTCGCCAACAGTATCTTCAGGCTGACTTTGAATCCATCCAATCGTGTTAATGTAATAGCCACGTGGGTCTTCCAAGTAAACACTGAATGCTACTTGACGAGTAGAATACATTGTTTGTGCATATGTTGCAAGTACTTCGTTAGCTGGAGATGTGCGTTGCAAAGACATTGTGAGTGTTCCCAAACGGTTACGACTCAAAGCTAATGAAACGTCCCCATCAGTCCCTGAATAAGGGTTGATAATATCGTTAGATTTAGCAATAACGATTTTAGTATCAGCCGCAAAACCCCACGGTTCCCAACCACCTAATGAAAGGATAACTTGAGATGGGTCGTAGGCCATTACGCCAGTAAGCATTTTATCCATTATAGATCCTCTTTATTTTGATAACGGGGGCTTAACCCCCGCCGTATTAGTTTGCAGTACGGTTAGTCAGGACGTTGACCTGAACTTTAACGTAATGGAAGAAGCCAGCGTAAACATATTCAATCTTCATCCCATCAACCAGACGAGCATTGATTTGCGCATCGGTCATATCGGCACGAGAAGGAATATAAACAATAGGTTTCAGATCGACACGCAAACCAGTCTCTTCAGAAGTAACAACTTCGTTAGCGATGGAACCGTTGAGGATACCTACTTGGATCGGGTTAGCCAGAACAGCTTGTCGAATCAAAGCCAGACCGTTTGAAGTAGCACGAACACCACCACCCAGCATAGACTGTTGTTTAAACAGTGTAAACAGTGATTCTTCTGTGCGAGCTTTAAACCACAAAGCATGAACAACATAGTCAACAAAGAAACCGCTAACCATCAATCCGTCACGATAGAACAGAGTTCCATGCTCTTTACGATAGATGTTACCGTTTTGTTGAACAATATTGTTTTCCGAAGTCTGGTCTAGTTTCTCAATCTCTACACCTACCAGTGTTTTACCGTGAAGGGTAGTTAAACCAGGTTGACGAGAACAGATAGCACCAACAACTGCTGCTTCTGGGAATACAGAATCTGCATCGGTCATCCACAATGCAAAGCAAGTGTTATTATAACCGAGGTCATTCAGTCGTTCCAGAACGTTATCTTCTGCTTTCGTTTTGATTCCAGGTTCAGAGCTAGAGAAGAAGTAGACTTTATCATTCTCTTCTACCCATGCAGCCAAAGCTAGAACATCTTCTGTTTCATGGGAATCTGAAAGGGTCCAGAACCAGCTACTATCAATATCATGCAGAGCAGCAATATCTTCCGTAATAGCATTAGCATAGGTAGTTTCTTGAGTGAAACCTGTGCTGTCAATAGAACCAAACTTACCTTCTACTGGAGTGAAAGTCATTGCAGCGCCGTTGTTAGCTACTGTAAACAGTGGGCCATAAACAGAATCTGCATTGATCATTTCAGTCAGACCAACTACAATCTCTTGTGCAGTTGCAGTGTCATCAGCAATGAATTTAAATTCTTTTTTCTTGGTACCCTTTTTGATGGTAATTGTGTAAGTTGCACTATCTTCTACGATTGGAGTTAGAGTAAAGTTTGTAACTTCACGCTTACCAACCATAACTTGATCTGGTGGGAACAAACCGTTAAACAGTTTGACTGCCATAATATACGCTGGATCATTTAATCCATAACCTGCTTCCAAAAGTGCATCGGAAGAAGAGTAATATTGAATCGCTTCGCCAGTTACGTTCTGACCTGTAAGGATCAGGGGAATATCGAACTGGGTTTCACGAATTGATGTAGCACCATACAGTAAAGTTACGGTTGCTACCTTTTCACGAAAAGTTGCCATTTATGCTCCTGTTAGAAACTTAATTCCAATGAGTTTATTCGGTAGGGTTGTTAAATAATGATCCATTTTGATTAACTGACGAATATTCGCCTGGAACCAAAGTAATTGCATAAACCCTGTTTAGAATTAAATCTAAAGGGATAGGATCATTGTAACTATCTCTGAATGAACGGATATGCATGTTGATTGCTTCTATTGGTGTAGTAGCAATATCTTCAATACTCATACGAGTGTTGAACGTCATAACCATACGCGCTCTTAATTCAGTCTTATCTCCGTCTACAATCGTATTGGCTTGGGCTATATTAGAGGCTCCTAAAAAACCAAGACCTTTAGAATAGAGATGTTTGTATTTTAATTCCTCTGCACCACGGAGAGCAGCCAGAACATAGCTCATCAAAGTGGTAGGTCTTCCACGATAGGCTACAAGTTCAATCTCGTAGGTATTATCCATCTCGTAGGAATACATATCATTTTGAATAGAGCTTCGGTAAGACCAACCTCCAGAATCGCTGGAAGTGATAATACGTAGTGCTAGGTAAGGAGTATCCGGTTTAATGAATGGTTTATCCATAACATAGACTGGCAACCCCACTAATTCTTGAAGGAAGCCACCTATATTTAAGTAGATGGCATTTTCGTATGCTTCTATTTGTTGGTAAATATTAGCCAAAGTTTCCTCCTTCTGTTCCATAAGACCAGGAGTTGTTTTGATCGTCTAATATTGCAACACAGTGATGATGGACTAAGAAAGATGTTCTGGTCCAATCTTTAAGGGAATAAACAGAATACCATTTACCATCTATCAGTATCTGATCTGATAACTGTTCTGTTCCTTGTTGTAACCCCTTCATTTCTGTTTTAGTCCAGAAACTATATTGAGCCTTAGATCTGTAACCTTCAGGTAGTGCATTCAGTGTTTTACCAGATATCGGTTGTAAGCTTGCTGCTTCAATAGTAAATGGTTCATACTCTACACTACTTTCTAAGTTAGCAATAACTGAACCAACTGCCTCTTTGTAGACTCGTCTACGACCTTGGTATTCAGTTAGATCAAGGAGAGTAAATTGATCTAGTAACACTTGTATCTCCTTTTTAGTATACATCAAAAACAAAGTTTATGCAAGTTATTTTTTAGACTTGCTTTTTGTGATTTTTGTTTCGATTGCATTTATCATGTGTGCCGTATCTATTAAGATATGATTAGAATAGTTGCCTTTATCTTGTCGTATCTTAATTGTCACAGGAGATAAAGGACGATAACGTTGCATTGCAATCGCTTGAGCTATTCCTTCTCTAGAGGCTCTCGCTATAGGCTCAAAAACAGCTAACCCGACATTATTCATTAAGTAATTTGCAAACACCTGCTTCATCTTTTTAGCGATATTGTTCTGTGAGATAACAGCACCATCTGTTATAAAAGGGCGAGCAGGTATGTTATTTGTTTCATTACCATATTGTTGAATAGCTGCTATTGCAGGAATAGTGAGATCTGATTCAGGATGCCTTTTGTTTGTTAAAAAACCAGCTTCGATTTGAACTTGTTCAAGGTCCATCATCTTTTTGATAATGGTTTCCCAATCCGTATCATCACCTGGTAAGATCTCACTTTCCATTATTTGTCCCTACGATAAAAAGAAACAGGTCCATAATTTCGCAAATAATTAACGTTGCGTGTATTACGATCAACACTTGCAACATTACCAAGACCATTTACAGAGTTAGGATCGCTGTTTACTCGATCAATCTCACGAGCATCCACACCGCCAATAAGAACTTTACTGGTTGCTCCTCGTCCTGCCGTGCACCCAGGAATAACCATAAGACCATTTAAATAGTTATGATAAATATCTTCCCACGGAGACTTATAAGTTACTTGACCGTTGTTAAATTTAACTTCAACTTCGACTTCACCCATCTTTTCTCTGCGGGACATAGCTCCTCCTGTTTGAGTACTGTTGTTAAGAACATCGTTGTTCCATAAATACTCTAAAACAGAAATCAAGCTGTTCCACAATACTGCACACTTATCCTTATCTTCATTCCCTATAATATCAATCCAAGTTTGGATGATCTGAATCAGCATCGCATCTGGCAATACTTCTTGAGAAGGGTTATAAACAAGAATTCGGATCAGTGGTGCCAACTCTACCGCATTCAGCATAAGCCCACCTTATTTTTTACGAAGGGAACGTTTTTTAGCTGGAGTGTCTACCGCTTCTACTTTTAAAACTTCTTCTTTGATTTTTACAGGTGCATAGTCTTCGTAACTTACAAGATAGTAACCCATGTGTTCTTCACTTGCAAAAGGATGCACAAGAATACCTGTTTCTTCTCTCAAACGCGTGAGGAAGTGAATGAAGTTTCCACCTAATGCAATACGACCATCTTTCAGATAGAAAGACATTGGTGGCGCAGATACTAATGTTTTATCAGCATCAATCAGTGGTGAAAGCGATTCGAAATCACGAATCATTTCGTGATAACTAAAGTAACGTTTCAATTCTGGGTTTGACATATCAATCTCCTCATTGTAAACTCTTGTTGTAAACAGAAAAGGCTCGCCCATCACGGACGAGCCTCTAATATTAACAGAGTTCTATTAAGCCGTAGTCAGTTTAACTACCAGTTCTGGACGGGTGTTAACTGCGAGCAGCGAGAATTCAGACTGAAGCTGAATAGTGCGGTGCTGGCTGATCATGAAGGTATACAGTTCACGAGCCTGGGTGTTAGCCAGTTCTGGAGTATCCGCAGGAGCGTAGTGCGCCTGGAACATACCTTCGATACCCATAGGCAGAACATATGCTTCACCAGCAGGAATGTTACCGTGGATATCTTCAATGTAAGTTACACCGTTCCATTCGAACACCTGAACATCCATGTTACCGCTAAGGCGGTCACGCAGAAGGTTAGGAGTTCCCTGGAAATACTGATATGCCTGGCGAACAAATGGAGAGTTAACCAGAGATGCGAAAAATTCACGAGAACACAGAGCTACGATACGAGTAGCGGTAGAGCCATCTTGTTTAGTATCGATGATGTAAGCACGAGCTTCTTGCTCGATAGTGGCTGCTGGAGAAACAGTGGTAGAAGCAAAGTCTACAGCAACAGATTTCTGGGTAGCGTCCCATTCAGTATACCAGTTGTATGCAGAGTTAGCTGCACCACCTACGCCGTTATAGGCACGACCCATAACTGCTTCTGCAAAGATTTTCTCTTTGGTTTTTGCTACGTCACGCAGAATCTGGGACATATAGCGGTTAACAACTTCAGCGTCTGTGCGCAGAGAGTCATTGATTCCTGCCATCGCAAAGCTACGGAAAGATTGAATATCTTGAGCTTTGATGTTTTTATCCAGAGGGAAGAACGGAATACGGAACGCTTTCAGTTCTGGATTTTTCATGGTCAGGAAGTTACGCTCACCACCACGCTCACGAGCGGAGATCAGAGCATCTTCAGCTTTTTCTTTACCGATTTCAATAGCGGTAGTTGAATGATAGTCAACGCTGAACAGATTCAGGCTGGCAATCAGTGTATCAGGGGAATCCTGAAGTTCGATCATAGGGCTGAAATCTACAACCTGATCTAAAATTACTGCTGGCATTATATTAATCTCCTATTAAAATTAAGAAGTGAAAACGACTTTTTCAGTCAGTTTCAGATCATGTGTTTCCAGTGCTGCTACGCCAGCGTCATCTACCAGGGAGCCATCTTTGTAGTATACTGCAAAGCGGTTCAGAGTAAGATCACGAACG